CTATTTTGTTGGGTCAAATCCGAAATCTGGACCGCCCTCTGTCATGGCCAGTATCTTATTCGAGACTCGCCTTTTCAGGTGCTTGTCCGTTTCGCCGTTATTTCTTTTGATTTCGCATTGTTCAGCAAGCCGGTCAAGAAACTCGCCGCTTGCAGGTGAAAGCATTGGTGCGCCTGTATTCTTGTATTTTAGTATCATTTCCTCCGATATCTTTTCCTGTTCCTTCAAGAAATCAATCATCGATTCTGCGAATTGTGCCTCTGCTGATTCGTTTGGGCACCCAATTATAGATTCCCTGATTTTTGCCTCTGCTTTATCCATGAAATTCGTCCTTTCTTTGCTCCCACAGTTCGGGCTCGATCAGATCCTCCATCCGGCAGCCCAGCGCCTGGGCCACGGCGTAGAGCTGCTTTGCGGCCGGGTTCGTGCGCTTGCGGGCCGACCAATCCTCCAGGGTCCGGGCCGGGACGCCGCTGATCCTGGACAGCTCTGAACGGCTGATCCCCTTCTCCATTCGGATGCGGTCAATCGGGGCGATGTTGTCCGTGTTCTTCATGTATGGCATTGCGCTGCCTCCTGTCGCGTCTTTATGCCCGGATTATAATGCCGGCTTCCCCTGTTTGTCAATAAAAAATCCACGCGTTTGCGTGAGATTTTTCTTGACATCCACGCGTATGCGTGGTATAATGCAGACAATGAAACGGAGGTGCTCAATGATGAAAAACGTGAACGCGACCTGCAAATATGCCGAACTCATGGAGGAGCTTCAGCAGAAGATCGATACCTTGAAGGATGGGGCTGACTGCTTCTTTGGTAAGGACCCGGACGACGTGAATTGGGCGGATGTTGGATCGGCTGCCCACCTGCTGGAGCTGATCAATGAGGCTTCCCGGTTCATGGGTCTGAAGATCGCGGAGGACTGAATGATGAAGCTCAGAAACTTCTACCAGCTGATCAGCCGGAACGCCCGCGTGAATCTCCTGAAGGCCGGGCGGACGATCTTCTCCGGCAGCGTCCGGGACATCCCCGACGAGCTCGACGATCTGACCGTGTTGGATTTCACAATGGACAACGAAGGCCGCCTGACCTTCAAAGTGGAGGGTTGAATCATGAACCGTTACGAATTCAGCAACAGGGACTACGTCCTGGCCCACGGCAAAGCGCCCCGGGGAACCGGCCATTGGGCTTTCGTCCTGAAGAACACCGTAGTGGAAGGGATCGCCCCTGAGACCTTCATCGATCAGGTCTCCCCCACCCGGAGGGACACGATCTTCTGGATTCCCGGTGTGTGGACGCTGAGCGAAGCGAAGAAAAGGGCGGCGGTGCTGCTGGCAGCCCACGCCGTTCCTGCTGGGACCACCGTGTACATCGCATCTTGAAAGGAGGCAACCATGAACGATCTGCAAGAGGTCCTTTTCCGTAAGGCATTCGAGGCGTTTGAAACGCTGCAGCGCGAGCGGTACATTGATTTCAAGAAAAAATACAACGAAATTTGATCGCATTACCCGCCCCGGAGGTCACGAGGGCATCAAGAAGACAAAACAACAGGAGGAAATGAAAATGGATTACGAAGCCGCAAAACGTATGGAGGACTTTGCAAACGAGATTCTTAGACAGACTCCGGCTATGCAGAAAAAGATGTGGGAAGCCCTTGAGCCTGTTTTGACGGCAGATGAAATTCACGGCCTTAAATGCTGTGTCGGACTGTTCCATATGTTTACCGACCGGAGATATTTTGAAGCGGCCAAAAAATCTGTTGGAGAACAGCTTTACAACGAACTTCACAAATAAAACAAATCACCCGCCACGGAGGTTACGAGGGCAGAAAGGTATGAAAATGAAAACCGTGAGCTATCGTGAATTCGATCTTGCCCTGGGCGATCTGAACCGTCGGCTGAATCCTGATCAGCGGGGATTCACCCAGGATGTGTCCCTGGTGACCGACGGCGGCCACCTGTTTGGGCAACCGGTCAGCCTGAAGGTGAATTGGTGCTGCAAGGGCGGCGTATCCCCGAATGAAGCCGAGGCCTTTGCTCGAAAACTGGCCGCCGCTGTCGTGGCCGCCAGGACCTTCAAATATAACGGCTATGTGGTCACCTACTGAAAGGAGGGCGTGAATATGAAAATGGCAAACGAGAAGGGCGAGGCCGTCTACTACAATCCCATTTCGAAGAACGGGAAGGACTACTGGCTGATCGCCGGGATCGGCGACACGCTGGTCATCGGAAGGGACCGCCAGAAGCGCAAGAGCCGCCTATTTACCCAGGAGCAGCAAGCCAGGGCATACCTGAAGCGGCACGGGTTCGAATGTGTATAATTTTTCCATTGGAAAAATTTTCGGCGGTTCCCGGCGGATAGGTATTCCCCGCCTCCCCCTGAACCTGAAATCGAACTCGGGGGCCACACGGCCCCCGAGAAAAACCAAAAAAGCAGCCGCGAGAAACGGCTGCTTTTCTTTTGCTATGGTACTATGCGGTTGGTTTGCCCGGCTACACCCTACGGGTGAACACCAGGTTGATGAATCCGGCCCCGCTGGCCAGGCGGCCCCAGCCGTCCTCCAGCTCCTCGGAGATCCGCACGACCTCCCCCCTCTTGAGGGTGGTCACGATGTTGAAGCCGAGGGCGGACCCGTCCCGGACATTCACCACGTCCGTTGCGATCTCCACCAGGAATCCGGCCTCCCGGACGGTCTTGGGGGCATCTTCCTTGACCTCGGGGGCCTCCTGGGCATCCAAGGGAGCAGGAGCAGCCTGGGGCGCCTCCTGGACCTCCTGGACGGCCTCGGGGGCCTTCGTGGCCTTGCGCTTCTTGGCGCCGGTGCTGGGGGTGCTCATTCAGTTGTTTCCTCCTCGCCGCCGGCCACCAAGAAACCCTCCAGGGTTTCCTTTGCGACATGGTCCAGATCGTAGACCGCCGATTCGATCATGGCGTCCACTTCCTCTGTGATCTCAATGCCGCATCGTTTCAGAAATTTGATGACATACTTTTTCTTGGCCTTGCCGTCAACAGGGCAGCCCAGCAGCTCCTGCAGCATCCCGTTCTTGGCCAGCTGCTCACAACATCGGACTGCCTGTTTCACCTTGGCGTATAACTGTTTGTCCTGAAGCCATGGGACCACGGTGGTCTTGACGAAATAGGTCAAGAGCGCACCGGCCACGGCGATGGCCAGCTCGACCAGCTTCCAGATCGCGTCCAGAAGGACCTGGCCGGGGGTCTTTCCCCCGATGTCCACATTGGACACGGCCTCCTGGGCGCCGGCGCTGCAAGCGGCCAGCATGACGCAGATCATGACCAGGGCCATGATCAGGGCGACGGTTCTTGCGGTTCTCTTTTTCATGTTGATCTCCCCTTTCTCTTATCTGTTGATGAGGTATTGCTGGAGTTCGTCCTTTGCTGCCCGGAGCCCGGCCACATCGTTTCCGTCTATGCCATGGCTCAAAAGGGCAAGGATGGCTCTTTGGGTCACCCGGCTTCCTTCTTCGATCCCGTCCAGGCGCTTCTTATCGTTCCCGAAGAATTCCTCATGTTTCTCCATCTTATCCTCCAGGACGCCGATCCGCTGTTCCAGCTTCTTCGTCGGCGCCTTTGCGGCGACCACTGCCTTTACGATCACGGTCACGGCGGCTCCGACGGATGTAATGGCGGCGCAGATCCAGAGGACCACCTTCACCACCTGGGCGGCTGTCAATTCGTCCATGCTTTGCCTTGTCCCTCCTTTCTCCCGAGATCACGGATCACCGACCCGTGTCCGAATGACGGAGAGGCTGCTTTCGATCTCCATAAGGGCATCCGTGTACCTTGCGGCCTCCAGCTGTCGCAGTATGCGGTCCTGTTCCTTTGTTATGGTCAGGAGCCTTTCGGCGATCTCTATTAGCGTTTCCATCAATTCCAAATCGTGCATAGTTCCTTTCCCCGCTGCTTTGCTTCCTGGATGTCGCCCCTTGTCAGGACGAAATCCCGCCACAGCTTGTCCTCATAGTTGTCCATGTCCACATGCTTCAGCATGGCCCGGTAGGAGGCCGTGGTCTGCTTCGCCTTTTCCAGCGTGATCAACCCGGCATTGTACTCCTGTTCGACCTCCGCCAGCCGGCGCTTCATGCGGAGGGTGGTGCTCTTTCTGAGGGTGACGTGGTCATCGTAGATCACGCACCCGACCCACTCCATGCCGCACCTGGCCGGCCGGAGCGCCGTCTTGCGGTTCCATTTTCAAGAGGGGCGCTCCCGCGCCCCTGTCAGGTGGCCAGTTACGCAGTTGGCAAATCGGCGTAAGCGACGCGGAGGCCGACGCTGGTGTACGTGCCCGTCCGCGAGTAGCTGCCGCCGTAGCTGTAGAACACCCCGGCGCTGGCGCCGGTGCCATAGTAGCCGCCGCCGCTGGCCATGCGCTCGTCCGCCACATTGTTGAAGTAAAGCCTGTCGCCGTCGCCGTAATCGGCGGCGGTTGCGCCATCCTCCGCCAGCAGCCCGTAGGCCCGGAGGACGATCTTCGCGGCGGAGCTGATGTCGCTGGTGCAGGTGATCTCATGAATGGCGCCGTTGAGGTTCTCGCTGGTGGTGGTGACGGTGATGCCATATTTCGGCTTGTTGCTGATGCAGTCCACCTTCACCGTGTTGGTGGTGGTCCCGCTGCCGTTCGGCGTGACAAATTCACCGGTGGAGGCGTCCAGGGCTTTCCACTCAGCGGAGTTGGCCGCCTGGCTCTTGCTATTGTCGGCGGCGTTGTTATTGGCCAGGAATTGCAGCTCACCCTTGACGGTTCTGAATCCGCCCTTCCATTCGGCCACATTGCCGTTCAAATCCCAGATGCCTTTCATGGTGCCGTCATGGCTCCAAGTCAGCGGGCCGGTGCCGGTCAGGACGTGGTAAATCTTCCCGGCGTCCGTACCGGTGCCATAGGTGGCCGGGATGGCAGTGTAGGCCGATTCGGTGCTGTCCTTGCCGTAGTTGTTGTTGCCCTTTCGTCATCCTCCAGGTCCGTCCCGCCGCTGCTCGTGTCCGTGTTGGTCGCGGACGCCACATAAGGGATCGGGTCTACCAGGATGGTCAGCTGCCCGGCCACCAGGTCGTTCCCTTCGATGCCGACATCAGTACATTCCGCCTTCACGTCTACGTAGGCGTCGCCCGCTGCGACCTCAGCGTATTCGGTGGTCTGGAAGTAGATGCTGTCGCCGTTGGTGATGCGGGTCCCGGCAGGGATGCCGATGGCGTAGTCCAGGACGGCGGACAGTGTGAAGCGTATGGTCGTCGTAGCCGGGGCTGCCTGTTCCCGCGTGACGCCACGGTTGGCCGCCAGGTGGTCCAGGAAGGCACCGTAGGAGTATTTCAGGAGATCCTGCTTCCCTGCCCTCTCCACGTACTGTTCCAGTTGGAAAAGGTCGAGGGCGGCGGTGTAAATCATGATCCTCATGCTTCTATCCGCTGCTTCACGCTGACGGCGACCATGAATTCGTTGACATCCCGAATGCGGGTGATCGTTTGACTCATGTCGCTCATCTCGCGCAGCTGGGAGGGCCGACGCTTGCTGAAGTAGAAGATCACATCCTTTTCCGGTAAAAAAACCGGGTTCATGGTTTCCATCCCGTCTATGCTGTACTGCTTTATCCAGTAGCCAACGGGGGCGTTGAATCGGTTGTATTCGATGCCGCCCACCACGCGGTTTTCTTTCCTCGACGGCTTGATCACCGTGGCATCCAGTTCGTCCACTTCAAAAATCTGCAGCTGGAATGGAAGCACTCCGTCCTGTGTGAACCGTTTGACGATCAGGATTCCGCCGTCGACTTTCTTTCTGCGGATGCACATCCGAAGAATCTGATTGAGGCTTTGGGTGTGGGTCACGTCGCAGTTGCGCTTTTTGCACCAAACCCTCCAAAGCGCCTCTATCTGTTCGTTGAGGGTGGTGTCCTTCGTTGCCGCCTTCAGGACCATGCCTTTGCCCATGATATTGCGGACAAAGGGACCAACCACGGAGCTCATCATGTCCGAATTGCGCTCAAGGTCCCGAGCCCGGGCGCGGACTATATCGCGGCTGTACCGGTCCGTGAATTCGGCGCTCTGATTATCCGCGTACCAATTCTGATTCAGGCGGTGGGCGCTTCCCGCATCGTAGTGGCGCTGCTCCTCCAGAACCTGCCTCCAGGCTTCCCGCCTTGCGGCTGCCTCGGGGTTAATAAATCCGATCAGCTGATCCAGCCAGTTCATGGTGTCACCTCCCGTCAAAAATGGCGACAAAGGTGTCGTCCAGGAGCGAGGATTGCTTTCCCGCGCTGATCTGTGCGATCAGATCGCTTTGCATCATCCTGAGCATCTTGAGGTCCGCACGGGTCAGGGACCGGGAACCGATCTTGTAGGACTGGCCGCCAACAAGGACCGCCTGGATCGCTTTGTTGACCTCATTCAGCTGATCCTGCAAGGTGTACTCTGTGCTCATGTCTCAATGACCTCCGTGTATCGAGCATTATTGGTGATATATCCGACCCGGCCTTGCCATTCTGTTACGTACCAGAAAGGGCTCTCCTCTGCCTGACCGTAATATGGCAGGGTACCGGACGGGTTGGTCTTTGGACCCACCGTCGGTCTGATCTGCTTATAACCGGTCCCGTTTCCTTCTCTGCAGCGGACCGTGCCCTTGACACGGATCATCTTCTTTTTCTCGGGAGCCGGACCGGGTTCCGGTTCAGGCTCTGGATCGGGGACCGAGTCCGCTTTCGGACCGTCCGTCAAAATGACGGCGGTGTGTCCCTTCACCCGGGTACAGATCACATCGCCGGTCCTCAATCGGTCCGGGCTGTCCGTATAGTCGCTCCCTTTCAATTCCTCGAAGCGCCCGGTCTTGAGCAGGATGCCCGGCTCCGAAGCCGTGTTGAAGTTCGAGGTCTTGATTCCTGCGTATGCCAGGCACACTCTGACGGATGCGGAGCAGTCTGTTTCGCAGGGGGTGGTGACCCGGGAAGGGTCAAACCCGACTTTCGCGGCCTCAGCGTAGAAGGTCCCCCGATCAGGGTTTCCCTGATCGTAGCCGATGGCATCGTTGGCGCATGCGGCCCGCATGGCTTCAGCGATCTTCTTTGCGTCTGTCGCGCTTTTCGGACGGAAAACACGCCAGCCTTTCGGGTTGGCGTACCATTTCTGGATCAGGACCTCTTTGCCGGTCTGATCGCCGGGGGCGCCGCCCCTGGCCTTCCCGTGCTCATCATGTACGGCGTTCCCAATATAGACGGCCATGGTTTCCTCCTCTCCTATAACCAGCTACCCCCGCTGGGCAGCCATGAATCATCCGTTGCCGCCGTCTTTGCTTTCGGTGCGGCTTCCCTTGGTTCTATATCGACCTCCTGAAGGTGGAGGCTGCGGACGCCGAGGATGTCGGCAGCGCACATGGCATAGACTTCGCAGTCGAGGTAATGGTTGTCCGCGTGGCTTGTCTTTTGCCGCCACACCTGGACCACCCGCCCGCCGGCGCCCTTTTCGTTCACCTTGTGTTCGGCGGTCACCTGTTCGGCGTACTCACGGTCGCAGCCCTGATAGACCATCCAGCTGCCCGTGCCGTTCTCCTTCTTCATCCGGCCAGCGATCATGTCCTTGTACTTGCCCGTGTCGATCATGATTAGCTGCTGGCCTTGCGCTCGGCTGCCCGGGCGGTTGACGGTCGACACCTTGTAATGGGTCATCATCGGATGGGATGATCCCTTGCTGGGCAGCGCCCAGTCCGAATTGGATGCCGTGAAATCGTAGACGGCATCCGTGTTGTCGCCGGAATCTATCAGCGCCAGCTGGACGACCATGTCCGAGCCATCTTCCCGCCTGTAGTTCAGGTTCATCACGCTTTCGATTTCCCTGAAGGAGTACGCCTGGCCGTGGGCGATGTTTTGGCTGGTTATGTAGTCGCCCCATGCCCGGATCGTCCAATAGAGGCTTGATTCCTGCACGTCGACGCCACCGGTCAGAATCTTCGCCCAATTCGGAATCGTGAATTCCGGCAGGTCTGTTTGCCGGTCCATCACAAGGTCGGCGCTGGTTTTGAGCTTCGTGTCCTCCCACGGCTCAGCCAGCCAGGAATTGACAAAATTCTGCAGCTTTTCCGGGTCAGCCTTGCTGCTCAAAAATTCGGCGGCCATTTCCGAAAAACGGACGAAGGGGCTGTAAAGGACGTTGATCCAGTACGCCACTTTTTTGGGCGTTTCGGCTTTTTGTTCCACCGTCCGCCATTCCCCGTATCGGAGCATCTCGGGCTTGTCCTGGTCACGGATCACGCCGCCGCAGGTTTGGCAAACGTAACAGGCCAGGTCTGCCCTTTCGGCGTATGTCATCCCTTCCTTATCGGGGAATCGCACCTGATTCCATTTCAGCTCTATCAATTCCCCGCAGTGGGGGCATGGGACGAAATAATGCTTTATCGCGTCCGCATCCTCCATCGCCTTCCAAATGTGGCCGGTCCGCAGCGTGGGGGTGCTGGTCATGTAGATCTTCCTGTTGTGGTAGGTCTTTGTCCGTTCCCTGGCCAGCTTGATGGGGTCCGCTTCTTTTTTCGATGCCCCGGGGAATTTGTCGACCTCATCCAGGAACAGAAATCGGATCGGCTGACTTGCCAGATCCGCCGGGGAGTTGGCGCCGGTGATCGAGATGTGCATCCCGTCAAACTGCTGCTCCAGCTTCGAGGAGGCGTTTTCCCACCACCGTTCCTTCAGGACCTTCGAGGCCCTGAACATGGGCTTGAGCCGGTAGTCGGCTGCCCGTTCCCCCAGCTGATCCGAAGGATAGACGATCATGGTAGGGGCCGGGTCTTGCTGGATCACGAAGCCCAGCATGTTCAGGAGCGCCTCTGTCCCGCCGATCTGTGTCGACTTGACAAAAACGATCTCCTCTGTGTCGTAGTTCCTGAATTCGTCCATGATGCCCACGAGGTACGGCGTTTTGCTATTCCTCCACGGGCCGGGCATAGCCGATGATTCCATCGTCAGGACCCTGTAGCGCTCCGCCCATTCGGACACGCTTATATCCTCGGGCGGCCGGAGCGACTGTAGCGCCTCTTTGATGTACGCCGGGATCGTGTACTTGCGGAGGCGGGGTTTACGTTGAGGCATTATTGGGTCCGCTTTCCTTTTGCGCCTCGGGCGGCTTCTTTGCATCCGTGGTGATCCCGGCGAGGACAAATGCACCGAGCAGCCGCTGAATCTCCCCTGCAAGGTCTTTTTCAATGCGGCGGGATTCCACCGGGTCCAGGTAGCCAGATACGAATCCGATCAACCGGGAAGGCAGGGAGAGCGCGAATTTCTTGAACGTGACAAAAAACTTTTGATAGTCGAGGATGGCCTCCTCGACAGGGATATATTTGCCTTGGGCGATGTCGGTTTTCAGCCTGGCCAGTTCGCCTTGCGCTTCTTTCAGGGATGCTTCAGCTGCGACCTTCCTGTTCTTCAGCTGCAGCTCCTCCTCGCTGCGGTTCTTCCCGTAGGCCTTTTCGGATAGGTACTTGACGTAGCTCTGAATGGTGGGGACCAGGTCGTACCGGCGGCCCTCCGTCGTTTCCGTTGTGGGCAGGATTCCCTCTTGCGTCAGCTGCTGGATGCGGCGGACCGTAACGCCGAAAAGCTGGGCGATGATCTCCACGCGGTACATGCCGCCACCGGCTACTTTTCCTCTTTCATCCAAATAGAGCCCCCCCCCCCCCCCAGAAATTTCAACCTGGAAACTTGTCATCGAGTTGCCCGCCCCCCCCCCCTTTCCGGAGGCCACCCCCAGCCC